TGACACAAGTGGTTGATAGATATTATCAGCTGTATCCACTAGATTAGTAGCGTTTCACTTACGGTCATTAATCGGGGTTTGTTTCCTCAAGATTTCCTCGTTAATTAAGAAAGAACAAGTGCGATTTGTTACCGTAAGTAACCACCAAATTAAAATAATAATATAGGAGTAAGAAAATGGCAGATATAGAATTCGTAGATGGTTTAATGGTTAAAGCACCAAGATATGGCGCACCAGACTTTGTAAAAGGCTCAATTAGCATTAAGCGTGTTGATCTTGGCAACTGGTTAAGAGCCAAAGATGATGAATGGATTAATATTGATATTAAAGAATCTAAGGGTGGTAAATGGTATGCGGCAGTTAATGACTGGAAGCCAGACGCTTCACAAGGCGAACCAACAAAGCCAATGTCTAGTGCTGAGTTAGAGGATATGCCGTTCTGATGGGAACGGTAGCACGAGAGTTTCAGCTTTCAGATGGAAGCATTTGGACGGCAAGACAACTGGCGTTTGAATTAGGTATTACTCAAACAGCTTGTCGTTGTCGACTGAGTAAAACAAACGATATAGCTGTGGTTATGCGCCCCAAATATGTGCTTAATGAAAAAGCACCCAAGGCTTATAAGTGCAAGGAGTTTGAATTATCTGATGGCTCTAAAATGACTGCTCAACAAATAGCAAAAAAATATGATATTAATACTTCAACAATTTACGCAAGATTATTGAGAAATATTAGAGATATTAATGTGCTATCACAAAAGCCAAGGAATACTGCTAATAAAAGTAGCAAGGGTTACGTCAAAATGTCATTCCAACCAAAAGCAGTTAGGAACGTGATTAAAGAGCGTAATTACTTCGACCCTATGAGTAGGCTGTTCTTAAAGATGACATAAAGGAGATAGAATAATGCAACAACATAAACACGCAGCACTAATACATCAATGGGCGGAGGGTTATCCAATTCAGAAGTTAGCAGTATTATGCTGTGATACTAAAGTTAAACATTGGGAGGACATGGGAGATACTGCCCCTATGTGGTTTGAGGATGATGAATACCGAGTAAGACCACTTGGTGAAGATTATGTTATATCAGCACCCGATTAATTAAGTTTTTTACAATTACAGTCGCAAGGCTTATCTTGTCCTTGCATCATTGTACTACCCATCATCATTGCTTTGCTTGGCATATTCATCATTTGATTAAAGAACGCCATAGAAGCCAAACTAATCGTTACACCAATAGTGAATACAATCGTACATTTACTAATCTTGTCTATCATTGCTTTTTCCTATTCTGAATGACTGCTCTACTGACCAATCTTTAAAGCCAGTATTATCGCCACCACGTTTAATTGTTGTATCGCCAATAGTACAAGCGGTTAATGTGAACAATAGGCTAATCCCTATAATTATCTTCTTGACGATCATCATATAAGTCCTCTAATCTGCGTTCTTCTTTTTTCTTTTCTTCGTGAGTAATCCACGCTTCCATTGATTTAATTCTGGCATCTAACTTGGCTCTGGCTAACTCGTGTGATGCGTGTTTATTGCTTGGAACGATAGTCATCTGTGGCGTTACCAGTAAGTTCATCTTAATTTCTAAGGCAATAATCTTGTTCATATTATCATCAGCCAACCGCATTAAGTAATCATCATTATAAGATTCAATAGAATCAACTTTGTTGATAACTGTACCAGCAGTAAAGATAACACCACCAAGCAGACCAATCACCATAACAATAGTTGAGATAGGTAATTTAGTTTCTTTATTAATTTCCATTATCTTGCTTTTGCTATTTGACTTCCAAAATACATTTCAACGATCAATGTTGCCCAACTAAACACTTCGTCTAATTTCAACATACCTTTGACCGTTACATATTCTATTTCGTCTGGTGTGATTTGAATACCAAGCAATGAGAAACCCTCACGAACTGTTGGAATAACAGTCTGAACATTCCATAAAACTGGTGCTATTTGAGTGAATACAACCATACCAAGTATAACAAAGATAATAACACGCCTATTAAGAGCCGACATTGGCGATTCTGTGCGTTCATTCTCTCTTGCCTTGTCAATGACTTGACTACGAGCAACAAGTGCTTCTAATTGGAGTTTTTGTAAATCAGATGATGCTTGAGATTTGATCGCTAATAACTTCGCAAAGAAGCCTAAAGCAATTGGTAGAATGTTGGTTAATAAGCCAATCATTTACTTTTTATCTGTTCTAATAATATCGTATATATTACCGAGCATCTTCTTAATCTCACGAATTTCAGTTTTATAATCTTCTTTTAAAACATATTCCTTTGGCATTGATGTTTGGCAAGAGTTCATTGTATGTTCAAGTTCTTTAATATCAGTCATTATTGATTTGATAACCGCTATTGAAATAGTTGATACAATACTAACTAAGACTAATACTATGTCTGAAAGTTCCATTCATAGTCCTTATGCTTTAGGGAATTGGTCTTTTACAGCCTTGATTGATGCTTTCCAACCAGCAACACCATTATGGTATATATCGTCCAATTGCTCGGCAATTGCTGGATATGCTGCTGCTCTATCTCTTTGATATTGTTTGCTATCATATTCTGCTTGTAAGCGTGTGATTTCTGCTGTTATATCGTTATCAGACATTGGTGTTGTTATCCAAGTGATAACATCTTCTCTGATTGCAAACTCAGCGTTATTATCTAATGATTTAATTGCTTGTGATATTGTAATCATATTATGCCCCTATTTCCATAGCAAGTATTTGTGTGGAAGAATTTGCCGTATTGAAATCCACAGAACTTCCACTGTATGTTGCCATTTGAATTTTATAAGTTATGGCTGATGTTGTGTTAGGTGAGTCTAAGTGTATCCAATTTCCTCTTACATATATATTACTAACACCAGAATACATATCATAAAGTGATGTTGATGATGTATATACAGATGTTGAGTTTCTTACTAATCGGGTGCTATACCCTCTCACATTGGCTAATTCAGATTCAGAATTCCATTGTAATAATATCTTACTACTCGCTGAAGATGGCGTTATTGTTACAGATAAACCTACATCTGTATATGTAGTAGTGGCAATAGTTGTAGAAGTTGATTCTTCGCCAACAAGAACTTGTAACACCTTACCACCAGCAGCAGAATCTTGCCACGTTGGAACTGAACCAGTACCAGTTGATGTTAGAATCTGTCCAGATGTAGAGCCAGAGCCAGACATATCTAATACGTCAATCTCTGAATCAGTTGCTGTAATACTTAAATCGGATAAGTTACTAACAGTACCTTTAGTGCCAACCTCTGTATTAATATTCGTAAAGTTAGCGTCCATCTCAGTATGAGTTAGTGCCGAGCCTTTACCACTCCTTGTTACAATCGTTGCCATTAATGTACTCCTAAATTAAATAATTACCAGATGTATCTTTATAGTGCGTTTCTGCGTATTCTCTCGCAGTTATCTGAATTAATCCGCTCTGGTCAGTTTCGAGCGATAATATCATAAACTTGCGTACTCTGTCCAACAAATCGTGTTCAATTGATATAATATCGCCCACTTCAAGATTAGCGTGTTTGATAGATGTAGCGAATGAGATTGCTAAAGGCGTTTGTTTTAAACGGTTTCCAGAAGCATCTTCAGTATAACGCATTGTGTTTAAAGTAATTTCTGCTAATTCACCCGCTTGAGTAGCATTAGTAATACCTTTAATATCTAATACTTTCTCTACTGTTTGACCATCAAGCGTTTGTAGATCAGAACTTTCTTTAACTACTTGAGCCGATAACCACTCATCTGTTGGATTGATGTATTTAACGATAATCTTATTAGCAATCTCACGGTTGCCTTTCATTGACATATTAAGCGTGTTATTAATAATGTCAGCATCAGTCAATGTAGCAACTGAAGTCTGTGATTTGGCATCAATTTTTAACTTCCACTTGTTTTCAGAGTGAACAATCTGACCACGACAAGTTGCTAATACATCTTGAATAGTTGATTGAATATTGGCTTGTTGAATTAAAGCAAGATTACAAGTCCAAGCGTTTGTATTACATTTAGTTTTAACATCATAGAATGAAGCAATATCAATATCAGCATCTGGAATAGCCAAACCATCACCAAGCAAATCTAATACAATCTCTGCTGGGTTAGTTGAATAAGTCGTTGATGTGCTAATTGTTGAAGCATCAGTAATCGTTCTAATCTCTTTGCCCTCCATCTCAATCAAGATATTAACTAATTGAGTGTTCTTATTCTGCTGACCATTATATATCTGGTGAACTGCTAAATAAGCAACATCTGCTGGAATAGTAATATTATCAAGACCAAGTGTTGAGCCAGTAGATTCAGAGCCAACAGTATCAGTAACAAAATTAACTGTATCAAGGCTGGTTGATGTTGTTGAAGCATCATACCATTTGACTTGCGTTCCATAACTCTCGTACTTATTGCCACTAATTAGGGTTAATTCTTCATCACCACCATATATCTTATTGATCGTATTAATATCGTGTCCAGCAATAGCGATAATCGCCCAATAATCTCGGTTATAACCTTTAGCAGCATCATCACCAGAGATAGCATAATTCGTTGTTTGATAGATAATGTTTCCAGCAATACGGTGTTTGCCATATACAATTGGAACTGGATTAGTGTTTGACTTCTGTGTCTGTAATTTAACACCAGCGTGAGAATCTACACCACCAAAATCACCAATATCTGGGGCATCTGGCGTAAAGGCTGAACCAGCGATAGAAGCACCGACAAGAGTAATGGCGGCTGCTGTGGCGTAAAAAGCAAAAGCCGAAGCACCAACGCCCATTGCCGCAGTTGCCATAATAGAAAGTTGTGGTGCGAATATTGCTAACGCTATTCCAGCAACTGCTTTAACTTTACTACCCATTATTAATCCTCATAATTAAGCAATCCTTATCTAATGTTTTATGCTCTACACGTTCCAAATCTTCGTTATAAACCCAGTAAGCGAATCTATTTATAGCAACACCAACTGAAGTACGTGTAAGCACTATATCGTCTTTTTTAGCATCTTTCACTTTTGAGCAAAAACTTCTAAAGAAACCGATATGCTGTCTTTTCGCTAAAAACCTTTTTTCATCTTTAACGTATAAATCCATATTATCCACATCAAGCGTGTAATCACCCCAACCATTTGGCAAGGCATAACGCACGTTTAAATACTTAATTACTACTGTGAAACAATTAGTCATTACGTGTTTTGTCTGCCCCAGTATATAACATCATTAATAGCATCTACAATTGATGTAAATTCATTCTGATTATAAGTCCTTGATGGGTATGCTTTTGACCAATTAGCAAAATGAGTTGTAATTGAAGCACTTAATACTTGCTCAGAAGCACTAAAAGTATCAATAATGCCACCAAACAATACCCAAACATCTTTATCAGTAATAACATCTAAGTCTAATTCTGGGTATGTGCTTAAATTATCACCAATACCGTAATCATAAGTATCATCAGCAATAACCTCTGCTGGTGGTGTATAAGCAACTCGTGTAATTGATGCTCTATTATTACGCCATTCAGATGCTAACGCTTCATTAGATAAAGCACTATTCACATTGTCAATTGTGATATTGATCGTATCAGCACTCATTGAAAAATCTTCACTCAATTTATCAAAGGTAATAGCCAAAGGCGTGTAATCGTTAAGGTTGTAATCAACGAATATATCGTGATCTGTGAACCTTAATGTTTCTTGAAATGTACCATCTAAGTTATACATATCAAATTCAAACAAATGTAATATTGCTAATTGCCTATCACTACGAGAATTGTTAGTTATGGTTTTCACAGTTTAACCTCTAATATATCAGCACGACATTGATATAAACCATCAACACGCTTTTGATATTGGAATGAATCCTTATTGAATCTGGCATTTGATACAGCATCAGTTGCCGCTCTTGTAACGTAATCATTCTGGCTAACAATATAGTCAGTATCCATATAAGGCAAATCAACTGTAACAGATGTGCCAAATTCTGGCATACCAAACTCGCCCATAATTCCAGCGTTCTTACGATAGAAAGTTAATAGCGTTAAAAAGTTACTTTCATTTAATAACCAATTAAGAGTCCAAGCACGTTTCAATCCACCCTTGTTTCTGGCGTGTCTTGCTGATTGACCAATGTTTGAGAATATCGCATTATTGAAATACTTTAAATCTGCTGAATAAGGTTGAGCAGTTGTTAATACATTCAAGAAACTATCATCAGATGATGCTGAACGTGTGTAACTACTTGTTTGAGCGAACTGGCTTTGATACTCAGAGTAGTTAAAGAACACCGAAGTAACTAATGTAATCTTTCCAGAATACAACATATCGGCTGCGTTAATCTTAAACTGATAATCTTTAAATACCCAAACAGCAGAATTTAACCCCATTAACTCTGGTCGCATATCAATACGTGATATTTGATTTAAGATATAGTCAGTCTGATTCTCTAAATAATCATTATCAACATATTGAGTAATAGATGCTTCATCATCTAAATCAAGAATGAACGTGCTTGAGTTGTTATTCTCATAAGCAGAGCGTAATAATTCATAATCACCAAAGGTTAATCCACGATATGAAATAGTCATTTCAATTGATGGAATAGATGAAGTTACAATCCTTTGTTCA